GAGGTTGCTGCGAGGCAGGGGCGGGGGCCGCACCTGCTGCTGGAATCTGTTGCTCCATACCTGGTGCCATAGGTGGCATCTCTGGGGTTGGTGCTGGTTCTGGCATAAATGCTTTTTCGATAACGTTTTCTAGCGCTTGCCCCTTTTGGCGGCCTTGGATAACAGCAGCGATACGCCCGATAATCTCTGAAGGGTCTTGGCCCTGCGCCGCAAGAGCCGGTATCGCTTGTGCGTACTGGGCAACAGCAACGCGCAAAGAATCGCGCATCTCTTCAATATCAACACGTTGTTCCTCCTGTGTAACGTTAAGATCCATTGGGATCTCACGACGTACATAGTCACGCGATACGAGCTTGTCGGAACGCATTTGAAGCAAAGCAATGATGGCACGGTTAGGATCCATACCAGACATAATTCCGTAGCGTACATCTACGCCGTATTCACCCTTGATGTCACGAGATGGTGTGTACTTTAGAACGTAAGGTGTTCCATCGTCGCTTCCCTTAATAGTCTTAGGGATTCCGCCAAAGATCTTCTCGTCTGCTTCAAAGCAGATTGCAGCAAGTTCTTGGAACATACGAGCAAACTGTGCTTGTGCTGCCTTGATCTGTGTATCGAATCCAGCCTGTAGTGCTTGCACACCACGACCTGTAACAACAGATGCGTCAATGTTACCTGAACGAGATTCAGGGTAACGAGCACCCATACGAAGTTCACGCTCTAGAACGCCGGATTCAGTAAAGACTCCAGGTGGTAGTTCTAGTGGTACACGACGGATGCCTTGCGGATTAGCAGAACGCATAATCGCATCTGGTCCGAGAGCAAGTTCTTGTACATCTTGTGGAATGGCAATAGGTGCTTGGATAGACTTCTCAGCGGCTTGGATCTGTAAGATAGCAAAGCGAGCACGAGCGAGTTGTACAGATAGCACATCATCAAACTGACCGCGTGCTTCTCCGTCAAGGGATGAACGCATAATGACAGATGCCATTGCTTTACCTAATACGTTAGGTGTTTGAGATAGAACTAGGTTCTTACGCTCTGGTAGATAGAGCAGATCCTGATCCTTATCGTGGTACTTAACCATAGAGATATACGGTGAAGATAGTTGATACTGATTGCGACCTAGTATCTGATCGTAGAACTCTGGGTACTGTGCAGCTAGAGTCTCTGCATCTGTAATAATAACCTGCGTAATAGATATAACTCGACCGTAACGGTCTAACTCTGGGTATGTACCAAATGGGTTAAGCATACGGATACGAGGATTATTGTCATCGTAATCCATCTCAACCATACCTACACCCAGACCGTAGGTGTTATACCAGTCGGCTGCGGTGTACATCTGGAGTTGCAAATCAGAGTTAGTTACATAAAAATTAACGATACGGGTGCGAGTATCTGCAGCCTTACGTGCAGTATCTGAAACCATATTAGTTGCTGAGCAGTTAAAGGATGGCAGTGGTGCCATTGCTTCTGCAAGGTCACGTGCTGCTACGTCAATGAAGTTGGCGACTAGAGGCTTTGGATAGTCCTCTGAGAACATAGACGGAAATACCTTTGAGATATCTCCTTGACGCACCGAAAGCACATCGCGCATACGTTGGTCACGCGCTGATGAGCGTGTACGTAGCCGCGATAGTTTCGCGTCAATTTCTTTGACTGATAACAATGTGGGGTCCTTTAATTAAAATTCTTGTTTTTGTTTAATTTTTTGTTTTCTTTTGCTGAACGTGAAATCTTTGGTCCAAATTTTGGATTTGGATCAACTTTTTTTGCAACTTCTGGATTCTTTTTAAGAAAAGTATTAAATGCACCCTTTGCTTCTTTATATGAAGAAGGTTGTGTCATTGGAGCATTGGGATTGCCAAGGCGCCGCACTTTGCTTTTAGCAACTTGTTTAGGCGTTGATTCGTTGCGACCAGAGTAGTTACTTTCATTAAGACCTTTTTTATATTTAATAGCAACATCTTTGTTGGCGGCTTTAAGAGCACGTTTATTTGCATTTGCTGCTTTAGCAACCTTAGCAACTTTAGAGGCTGCCTGAGCAACCTTGACTACTTTGCCCGGACCAACAGCAGTAACTGCTGCGCCAGCAATAATCTTTGCGGCTTGACCTGCACGTTTAACATCTTTGTTGGTTACGTTGTAACTACTCTTACCACCAGCACGAGCTAAACCTTGAGCGACCTGAGCCTTAGTAGCTCCGGCCTTAGCGCCCATAGACTCTACTTTTTTAGCCTGTTGTGACTTCTTTTGATTAGCCATTGCTATCTCCTAAATGATTCTCATTTTGTTTTGTTCAGCGAAGGCTTCTTCAATATTGATTACTGTTCGCTTGCCTAGCTCTTGGCGAGATAGGAATGGATTTTTCATATGGTGAGTTGCATACTTACCATAGTTGAGCATCTCACGTGCTCGGATCTCACAGAACCAAAGAGCCATAACCATATCGGTCTTACCCTTAGTCGTTGGAGTCCAGGTAATTAACTGCTCAATCAAAGCCTTGATGTTCTCGGTCTGATCGCTTGGTAGGTGTATCAAGTTATCTCGATGGTGCTTACCATCAAACTGCTTAGTACCGAAAAGGGTAGACATAGATGCCACACCGAAGCCGGCATCCCATTTATTAGAACCGGTATGGTGTTCCTTGAACTGCACTCCGCGTGATGCTAAGTGCATACGGATACCTTCGTCTTGTGTTAAGAAGGATTGGAAGGCGTTTTTTTCGATGATCCACTCGGAAGGAGAGTAGAGTGCTGTCCAATCAAAGATAAGATTACGTATATCGGCTGGAGACGGGCGGCTAATTTTAATAGCATCTACTATGTACCTCTTGCTAGTTGATCGGTCAACGGCGTAGCAAATAGCTGCAGTATCACCAATCATTGCAGGGTCTAGGCCACAGATATAAGTAAAACCATTTAAGTCTTTAGGATGTCCAGGCCAGCCTGCAACTAAGTTGCCAGACTTACGCATACCGTCAATAGATCCTTTAACGCATATAGGATCAAAGGCGGCGTTCTCGGAAATGTCTTGCTGCTGATATACCAAAGCCCAGGTGCTTGCATCCATCGCTTGGCGTTCGTTATAAAGGTTACGACCAGACCAGCGCGGATACAAACCGTCTTCGTTCTTGTCAGATTCTTCTTGTCCATCGAATGGAGCATCGCTTGCGGGCCAAAGAGTCTCCCACTTGTCAGGATCCTCATCGGCGGTTAAAAGCGCCGGCATTGCTAAATACTTCCAAGGAACCTGACCACCGGGGTAACGGTCTTCAGAGCGTAGCTCGCGGTATAGATCAACTGAGGCTACACGAGTTCCGATAATAATTAACTTACCCGTAGGGTTAAGACGGGATCTAACATCCTGTGTCAACCAGCGGATCTGCTTTTCAAACTCATTGGCGTTCTTTAAGGTGACCGCGTCATCTACGATAATCATATCGGCACGCTTGCCGTAGATCTGACCGCCGATACCGACGGCCTCGATGTTCGGATCCTTTTCAGAGGACTCACGGAGTTCATCACCAAAGGTAACGCGGGTTGCCTGCCAAGAGGCAGACTTAGAGTTAAACCCTACGCCAGCAGCATAAGCACTTTGCAGATCTGCATACATTGGATGTGTGAGTCTTTGCTTGATGGCGTAGAGAAAGTCAGCGGCTAGTTGCTGCGTCTGGGATACAATCAGAACACGGAAGTTCGGATTACGGGCTACCTGATAGGTCACATAGTCTACGGTGACCGTAATTGACTTTGCGTGGTTTGGCGGAATATTTATAAGTACGCGGTTGGCGGCAAGGCCCGGTTCAAATTTCATACTGGGGTGCAGCCACGAAGGTTCACGACCTTCGATTACATCTATCAGATTTATCTGATGTGGAAAAGTCTTAGAGTGTAGGAACTTCTCCCTAAACTCCACGAAATCAATATCGTGAACGTCGCCACCCTGGAACTGCTTGTCCTTTAGACCAAGGCGGGTTCGGTCAACCTTATCCGCGAATATCTTATCGGTGCGGCGGTAATACTCATAAGTCTTAATAGACTTACCAGCCGAGGCAGTAGCTGCCTCAATGGTCATACCTTCTGCAACAGCGCCGAGGATTATTCGCTTGGCGATGTCGGCGGAGTTCTCTGCCACGTATTCCTCCTACAGATAAAAGCCCGATTCATTTAGCGGGCAGAGGGGAATTTAGCGGATCTAATATTTTAGATAGAACTTACCCTACTAAAAGTACCGGGCAGTTCGGGCTTAGCGCCCGAAGGAGCCACAGCGAACTGAGGGGTAAGTCAGTACTCGGCCTAGGGGCCTCGTAAGAGGCAGCCACTGTCACCGGACAGGGTCTTTCTTATTAAAGCCCCTTACTGTATATAAGGCAGGAAATATAACACATTTCCCGTTTTCAAACTGTGTCCTTAGTCACACTGGTATAAGTCCTGCTCAGACGGTACATCACACGGTTTCACTTTAGCAAATATTTTTTGCTGGGGAGTATTACACTACACGGCGCGGAAATTAAAATGGGTGGGTGTCTGCCCTGCGCAGGGCGGTATTGCTGCAGGGTTAGACAGTTGGCGCGGTATTGTCTAGGTTGTTTGCTAGTAAGTTTGGAGGGGCGGCCTACCGTCTCGGCTACCCCTAAGCCCTAAGCCCTAACCGTATTAACAACCCAACCGACGACGCAGCAGCCGAGGCAGGCAGGCAGAGGCAGCAGCAAAAGGGCAAAAGAAAACCCCCGCCGCAGGTTGCGACGGGGGCAGCTCTTACCGATTACAGCTCTAACAGATCCTTAAGCTCTTGCCATAACTTGGCGGCGCAGCTTTCACAGAAAGCCACCTTGCCCCAATTCATCGGCCAAATGCCTTGATCGTATTTGATCCGATAAGCGGCAGGCTTTCCACACTCTCCGCCTTCATATTCAAAAGACCCTTTTTCATAGGTCTTGAAATCGGTGTGATAGATCCTCTTTAATGCGTTGCAGCTCTTTTGATCCTCTGACATCTTGCGACCTCTTTCAATAGTTGAAACCTGCCAAAAGGTTTGGCATTAAGACAATTATACAAATCGGGTTTTTGAGATCTGCCAAAATCGGGCAGCTGTAGGCTGCGACCCGCCCGCTTTTCGGAGATGCTTGACAGTATAAATCAGACACCTCAGAGCCTCAGACCGACAGCCGACAGGCTCAGAGCTGACGATCCGTAGGCTTAAAATCCGGCAGACACGCCCGACCGCGTGGGGAGACTAGATCTAAGCTCGCGCCTGTTCCCAATATGGGGCATATTGCCCTATGCTTTTCCTAGTGGATCAACCAACCTACCCGATCCACGAAAGAGGTCAGACAATGATTACAGAGAAACAGCTAGACAGAATTAAAAAAATCCTAACCGATCTAAAAGAAACAGAAATAAATTGCGGCGCTTGCGGTCAGATGTTTGACAGCTCACAAGCAAACGGCGAAGGTTTTCACCGCGCTATCTTTTGCGACGCAGCCGACGAATTAGACAAGATCAGCGAAAAGCTAACTAACTTAATTAACAGCACACTAAGTTATTTAAGAACAGAAAGCAGCAAGACCTACGACGACGAAAGCTACAAAAACCATTTGCGCGGCGAGGTTTCAGGTTACCAAATCGCATTGGATCTAATTAAGGCGGCAAAATAATGGAAACAAAATACCCAACGCCTGAACAAGTAAGAAAAGAAACCGAAAAGCTTGCGCCCTTTGGTTGGATAGTAAGCCACGAATATCCCGACCAAATCGGCGTTCATCACCCAACATTAACCGATGATGAGTTCATTTCTTTTGGAGATGATAACGGTTTCTATCTTTTTAATGATGTTAAGGCTGATCCTGTCGTGGGATCTATGCAAGATCTAACCGACCCGCAAGAGATCGCCGCTAGTTTTTGGCGACAGCTTGCCAAGTTCTACCCCGATCTAGTTAAAGGAGAATAAGCAAATGGCTACTTACCACGGAATTACAAAAGCGATTTGCTTAAATTGTGGCAAGACCACAAAAGACGACAATGCGCTAGAAATCTTGAACGATTTGGACTCTACCTGCACCGCTTGCGGCTTTAATTTGGTCGCTTGGCATACGCAGGGAGAAATTATCGTAACCGCGCAAGAAAACGCAGACGCAGAAACCACCCGCTACCTAATTAAAGGAGAATAAAGAGATGAAAGCAGCAACGATCAAAGCGCAAGAGCTAGACTATTTCGGCAAATATTACGGCGATTTAGTTGGGGCTAAGGTTTTAAGTTTTGACGGTATGCAGGACGACGACTTAGGCGGCGACGGTTTTCCCACCTTCACCGTTTTATTCAAAAGCGGGGAAAAGGGGAAAATACAGATAAGCCGCGATCCTGAAGGCAACGGCGGCGGCTTTATTTTTGGACTAGCTGCCCCTAATTAAGACCGAAACGCCCTTCGGGGCGTCGTGGCGTTATGCGCTGCCTGACGAGGTCAGAAACCAACTAGAAAGAGGCAAAAATGGAACAGATAATCGCCCGCAATAAGTGGGAAAAAATGATAAGCGGTGCGCCTTATGGCGTTGATAAGCTCGTAAAAATCACCGTAAACGCTGAGCTAGTCAAAAGAGACGGCAACTCTTACCCTTATTTCTCTTTAACGGGGGAAATCTCCCAAAACGACCGCCGCTACCGCGATCCAATTATTACCTGCGGACAGATCACCGATGAAATCTTGCACCATTTCCCACAGCTTGCACCGCTTGCCGTTGTTCATTTATCGGCAGCCGACGGGCAGCCTATGCACTCCGAGGCTAACGCCCGCTATTGGGCAGGTCTTAGCACTTACCCCGACGGCTCACCTATGGGTGAATATAAGCCGCGTATGTTAGCTCAACACTTACAAACAGACCGAAAGACCGCCGACGAGGTAAGAAATGGCCTTCTAATGGGTCTGCCTTGGGATCGGATAACCGCAGATCTTGGCTTGATAGAGCTATGGTCTACGCAAGCGGGGGCAGCTCGTAAGCTGCTCAACGATGTAAAGCAGGTCTCTAATGTCTGAGGATCTAGGTTATTTACTGTCGGTCTTGCTGACCCTTGCAGCTTACGGCGTCGGCTTTTGGCTGCTGCTGAAGGTCGTAGAGGGTGCTTATTGGATCTATTGCAAACTAACAGGGCGCGACTACTAAAACCGGATTTTAACCCACCAAAAACAAACAGAAAGAGAGGCTAGAAATGACAATAGAAAAGCTCTCCCCTTCGGGGGCTTGGCAGATATCGGGCGTAGTAGAGGGCGAGGGCGATCACTATTTCCTGACCCGTACCTACTACGGATACACCAAGAAAGAGGCGGTTAAATTATGGAGGCAACACATAGCAGAAAAGGCTCTATAGTATAGGGCATAGTGCGGTATGCTTTCTATCTGCCTTGATCGGTTGGGTCAAGGCAGGTGGTGGGTAGATCACCCAGGAAAGACACAGCTAAAAGAGAAAGAGGGCGAGAGCGATGAGTGAAATAACGATTAAAGATGTAACTAAAGAAAATACTGGTTGGACTAAAGAGATCAGCTTTGAGAGAGAGGGCGAGACTCATATAGTTACTTTATATTGGAGTATCCACGATGGTTATGAATTAGTGTTCAAGAACTCTAGTTTATTCAAGCCTAGTTGGGCAATTACAAAGTGCTTTTCTGATGAAACTCTAGAGGAAATACTAGATAACCTAACCGAGAAGGAGGTAGCGTAATGATAGAGCAACTAAACGCCTTACTTACCGACGAGATACGCCAATGTGAATTGTGCGGATCCAACAGTTGGCGCATATTGCACGAAGGAGACGAGAGTAATTGCGAGTGCGAGGGAGAGTGCTTGCGTGTCTGTGATAATCCGGATTTATCCGATGAAGGTTGCGACGGCGTAGCCGAATTGGTAAAGCATAAGACCTGTGAAAATTGCCCTAGTGGTGATCCAGCAATATACGAAGTAATGACGCTATCTGGCGAACTCGCGCTGTGCGAGTATTGCCATAACAACTAGAAAGGGAGAGAGTAATGACTAAATACAAGACGCTAGATGAGGCTTTCGCCTCAATAGATTACGGTATGTGTTCTATATGCCAAGCTAAACACGAGTTCCCAGATGTAAAATGCGAGTTCGTAAATGAGTGAGCCACGCTTAGACGACGACATAGCCCTAGGGCTAGATGAGGACGAGGTTGAGGACGAAACTTACGATACATTGGAGGAAAAATATGAATAAAGAATACTGGCAAGCGAAGGCTAATCTATGCCAGAAGGTAGGCATTGAGCAGCTAATAGCAGGAGATATTCCTAACGGAACGCGTAACCTAAAGCGTATGGTGAGGGCTATGGAGGAAATAAACTTGATTAAAGCAAACGAAGGAGAGGATAAGTCTGCCGAGGATATGTGGGCTAGCCTTATTACTAATGGACTACTATTAGCAGGAGAGGACAAGAACAATGGATAAAATGGGTAAACTGATAGCCTTTCACCCCGTCAGATCGGGGCTAAAGTTATTCTATGAAGTGATAGAGCCAGACGGTGAGACTAGGTGGGGAGGCGAGCGAGCCTTTGATGCTATCTCTTGGCTACACCTTGCCCCGAAGGGGTCTAGGTTGCTGGTATCAGGGTGGGAGAGCGATGATCTAGACGCTCAACCAGTAGGACAACCCCTTGATATAACCGAGATGTATCAACTGCTAAAGGGGGTGAACTGATGGAGATATTTGCAGGTTTAATAGTAGTATTAGTAGTCATATACGCGCTTATAGTGATAGAGGATAAACTTAATGACTCTGACCGATAGAAAGAGAAGGATAGAAACTGCTAAGCGCCAAGCTGTGCAGTATCGTAATTACAGACGGGCGCGAGATCGCGCTTTAACTAGGTTGGCACAAGCCTACCCCGAAACATACAAGGAATTGTTAGAATTGGAGAAGGTAAGTGATGATACAACTGGTGCGAAATGGGTTGATCTTGACGGTAGCAGTAAGCTTATTGTGGTTACTTACTCCGGAAACAGAAAAGAAGGCATCGTTATTGAAAGTGCCACAGATAACCGAGAGGACGAAGGCGACGACCAATGAGAAGCGAAACAACAGAAGGATCGCAAGAGAATATAGTCGTGCTCTCGGATATACGCCGAGAGAAACATCTTGCCTCATCACCTTATGGACCCGTGAGTCAAGGTTTGACCACCTCGCAAAAAACCGACAGGGATCGTCAGCTTACGGAATTGCTCAACTCCTTAGAGAGCGTAGTAGCAGACCTGAACTCCAAGTCCTACACGGTCTTAGATACCTTAATCATCGCTATTCAGGAAGCGCGTGTAGCGCTCTGCGACACCACAACCGAAGGGGTTGGTACTAAATGAGAGTCTTACTAGCGTGCGAGGAAAGTCAAGCGGTTACCAAAGAGTTCAGGGATAGAGGACACGACGCCTATTCCTGCGACATACTGCCTTCATCGGGGAGTCTATCTGAGTACCACTTACAGCAAGATGTAGTGCCTTTACTAAAGCAGGAGTGGGATCTGATTATTGCGTTCCCACCTTGCACCCACTTGGCTAGCTCAGGTGCTGCTTGGTTTGAGCAGAAGCGTAAAGACGGCAGACAGCAAGAAGGTATAGATTTCTTTATGCTCTTTACAAACCTTGATGCACCTAAAGTGGTAATAGAAAATCCTGTAGGTATTATGAGTAGGATCTATCGTAAACCCGATCAGATTATTCAACCTTGGTGGTTTGGCGATCCGTTTGAAAAGCGTACTTGCTTATGGCTAAAGGGTGTAGAACCCTTGGTTGCAACCAATGAAGTAAAACCAGAACCTAGATCTGAGTATGCTAGCGGGAGGACGATGCCTACTTGGTATGCAGATGCTTGGAGATTACCACCTGCTGAAAGATCTAAAGCAAGATCAAAGACTTTCCCTGGCATAGCTAAAGCTATGGCTGAACAATGGGGATAGTATGATATAGTTAAGAGTCTTCTTTCGGGACAGCAAGACCACTAGCCCTCACCGTTAACCTCTTTCCGGTGGGGGTTAGTGCTTTATCCACCGTTACTGTAGAAGCCTTTGCCCTTGAAGGTGATAGCGGGAGAAGACCATATTCTGTACATACTACGGTGGCAGTCAGTACACATAGGCTCTATTACCTCAGCGTGGATAGACTGCTCAACATCTCTGGTGCTACCGCACTCGCAGTTAAAAGAATAGATCACAGCTTTACCGCCTCGTTTATATCTAAGTAACCTACTAACTTGTAAGTCTTATTCTTATTCTCAAACTCGGTAGACACTGGCATCACTTCTGTATACCATTCTGGTTCCGGTAGATCCATAAGGTCAAAGGAATAGATACCAAGTGGAGTAGAGTTAATGTAATACGGGATAAGATCACGCTCTGCTGCTTGGGTGATGAGCTTGCGATACTTAATCTCTTCGATAAGCAGGGTTGGATAGTGAGTCTGCCTGCATTTAAGTTCAATGTAATGAGCAGCCTTCTCGCTGGTGCAATCATAACTATCAAAAATCCCCGGACTCTTTACTAGGTCTGGGTATAGGCTACCTTTAAGATAGGCGAAGAGGTCTGCCTCTTTCATTTCCAGGGAGTCTCACCGCCCAGGTTATCCTGCAATCTACGCAGGGCTACCGAACAGCGACGATCTGCAGTAGAGATAGCACACTCAAGGAGTGCAGACATCTGCTTGAAGGTATAACTATCGTGATGACGGTAGCGCAATAGGTTCTGATCTTCTGGTTCTAGTAGCAGATAAGCCTTCTTAATATCTATCAGACTAGCAAGCAGCGTACCGCCTTCTGCCGGTGAAGAAGAACCTTTAGGTTGACCGTCAATAATCATCTCTTGTGCTTGCTCTAGCACTGTACCGTCAAGTACAGAGGCAATAACATATGGCAGTAGCTGACCCAGAGTAGCGGTTTGATAGTACGCCTCATCAGAAGTCTGATAGCCGGACTTGTTAGCCTTCTCCTTGCGAGCATAGCGTTCTGCTACACGACGCATACGCCACGCAATCTTCTGCTCGTTATGCTTTCGCTCATCAGCATCTTCAACGTTAAGCATCTCATCGAAGTCATCAGTGCGAGTCATAGCCCAAGCAATACACTCTTGATAGATATCATCCTTCTCGACGAAGGCTTTGTATCTGCGGTAGACAACGTATGAAACAGACGGTGCTACCTCAAGAATGATCGGGTGGATATTACTCATCAGGCCAGTTGCCATCCAATACCATCATTGCAATAGCACTATAATTAAGCAGATCAAGAAAGCTATCACGAAGTGATTCATTAGATGGACTTACCTCTGAGTCAATTAGATTGTTAATACGGGCTATCTTATCCCACATACGCACACGTAGTCCGTTGAGTGGGCCACCCGGTGAACCAGCAATATTCTTTGGGCCGTAGTCGTGGTGCTTACGGATCAGTAGGTTGCCCGCTGCATCCATAATGCGCCATACATCTACGATGAACTCTGGATCTACCTTGTTGGTAAAGGTCGTATCGAGATAGTCTCGGTTTCCGTATCCACTTCTAGGATCTGGAAGCCCATATGCTGAATAGTCTGTAGCATCATTTGCCATTCTTCTTTACTCACCTTTCGTTTCACCCACTAGCAAAGCCTTTGTTGCATCTGCACCGTAGGCCAAGTAGTAGTCGTTGATGTCTAATCCTGGAGGTAGTGTAACAATTTGTGAATTAATTATCTCGTTAGCGACACGCTTAGCAAACTCTGCACCGGGGTTAGATCCATCTTCTTTGACGTCGTTATCACCGACAACATAGACCGTATCATAACCGTTAAAGAGCTTAGGAAAGTGTGGCTTCCAAGACTGTACGCCAGGTACTCCAACTGCTGGAATACCAAGCATCCCGCTAGTAATTACTGCATCTAGTTCACCTTCGCAGATAACAATATAAGGAGACATAAGTAGCACATCGGATACGTTGTATAGGTGTGCCTTCTGTCCTGTTGGCGAGCCATACTTGGGCTTGCCATCATCTATGCGCCGGAACTTAAAGCCTACGCAACCACCACCGGCAGTGATGTAAGGGATAGATATCCATCCATCATACATCTCGTGTCCGTTGATTGGTTCAGTAACTGTGCCTAACTGGAAACGTGCAGCTACCTGTTCAGATATCCCACGTTCTGCTAGGGCGACCAGCACCTCTGGACTTACCTCTTGAGCGTATCGCTGCGCCGCTTCCAGTAGCAATTTCGACTGCGCGTTTGAGGCCATCCTTAAACTCCAAGTTCTCTATTATGCAAACTATGTTTGCTGCGTTGCCACCCTTACCGCAGGTATGGCAGAAATATAAATTGTTGTAGGTATCTATCACAGCAGACCTACGACTATCACTATGCAAGCAGCACTTGACTGCTACGTTCTGACCTTCTCTTACTTCACCACCAAAGAACCTAACTATCGGTGCTATGGGGACTGAGTTTGCATCAACGTCGCCTTTTCCCCTTTTACCCAACCTGTTCCAGTCTTGTGCTGGCATACGCATCCCTCGCACTTCTCGTGCCAGTGTGCTGCACGCTTTAGATGATTAGCCTTGTTCTCTTCACCGGCTTTGAGGCAGTTGATACAGATCATTCTTCGATTACTTCTTCATCAAGCGTATATTCTTCTGTTGCTTCTTCAGCATCTGCGCTTAGTATTTCTGATGTAGTGATTTCGCCTTCTGGTACTGGCATTTTTTTCTCCTTTAACCATTGTGTTAGATCTTGAATTACCCACGCTTGTTCTATGGGAGCGTTGCGACGCTTAACTATGACATAAGACAGTGGAACTTCCCCAAGATCCCTAGCCTTAGCATAGTTAAACGCCTCAACCTGTGCTTCTTTCCAAAAGACAGGCAGGGTGAGCGTCTGCCTGTTCTTTAATTCAAGGATGTAAGTTTCCCCTGCGATAACAGTAACGATGTCGCCTTCATCCTTTGCCCCAGCTTTAGTCAGACGCTCTGCAATGGCACCCATTTTACGGAGCCACTTCATTACATCTGTCTCAAACTGAGAACCTTTAGTCTTGTTGTACTGACTCATCTACCAGTACAACCTTGTTGGTTTTGTAAACCATCTGGCCTTCTTCATCTTTGACAATCTCGACTATGCCGGACTGGATCATAGCGTTGAAGAAGTTAGCCAGATCTACTTTAAGAATAGCAACTTCTCTTTCAACATCACTCATTTTATATTCCTTACTGGACATTGTAGGCACCTTGGTAGTTGTTCATTGCATCGTTTTTAATCATAACACCCCACGCATCCTTATCTGATATCTGGCAGGCCGCATAGTTCACGAAGAGCGTAGCGTAGTCAGAGGCATCAGCGGTATGGGGACCAAAACGGTTCTTCACAGCAGCAACGCAAAGAACCGCTTGGTTTGGATCATACCCAAGGGTGAGGATCAAGGCAGGTAATTGACTTACCTTACCGTGAATAGCACGGCGAGCAGGTGGCTTTGACGGTGAGCCATACTCGCTTTGCTCAGAGACGTGGTGTAGCACAAGTACACAGGCTTCTGTCTTGCGTGCCATATCGTGCAACTCCATCATAATTGCACGCAGACCAGCCCATTCATTATCAGTCTCTGCTGCCACGTTCATTAAGTTATCTATAACTATTAGTTCGGGAGCCTCGCCGTATAACTCCACGTATGCTTTTATCTCTAACTCGATATCGTCTAACGACGGCGACGAATCAAAGACCCACTTAATATGGCTTAGTTTGTCAAAGTGTTTATCGTAGTAGTGGCTGTCCTTAGATAAGTTCAGTTCTACCGATACCTGTGAGTGACCGGAGGCTGCTGCTGCAGCTCGCATCATTACAGTTGTGGTGTCTGTATCTGCTGAGAAGAAAAGAGTTTTAACGCCTGCCTTCATCGCATAGATAAGAGCAAACATACTCTTACCAGCGTTGGGTGCAGCCGCCACCATACAGACTTGTCCTCGCCGGAACTTAATCTGCTTGGCAGACAGTGCTAACCACACGTCAGGAAGTGGTGTTGCTTTGGTAAGCACACCCCTCCAAGCACGTGATAGATCAAGCAACGTCTTCCCCTCTCAACTTAATATTCTTTTGTTGACGAATGATTCGTCGTTGTCTTTCAGTTACCCCGCCCCATATACCGAAGCGTTCGTTGTTTATTCCCCATTCAGCACATTCGGTACGGTGAGGACAACCTTTGCATATGGAAATAGCCATAAGCGTTTCAGTTGAGTTGCTAGTTCCGTCGTGTTTCTCAGGAAACCAGAAATCTCCACCTACTGTCGCGCAAGCAGGGTTCTCATAGAACCTTGGCTCGCGCATAGATTATCGGATCCAGATAGTCTCGCACTTATCTGTTGCACCCTTTGGTGCAGCACACATATAGCCCTTCCAAGGACCCTTTGCTGATGTACCTGAACGGAAGGCCATCTGTCCGTGACGGCAGACTTGTGAACCTTCTGCTGCAGGAGCAGCAACTGGTGTTGCATTAAATGATGCAGCAACTGCTGCAACTGTTGGTGCTGCCACTGGTGCTGGCGCTACTGCGCCACCTGATAGATCGTGACCGGTGGTGCGGATGTTAAGTGCGTTCATTGCAAGATCTGCAAGACCTGACTCAAGTTCTGTTACTGATGATGCGTATAGGTTAATCAATGTTCCGTCAGCTAACTTGTAGTTGATCTGGAACTTAGTTGATTCTGGTGCAGCCATATTACTTTCCTCCACTTGGTTTGATGTTTAATCTAATAGACTCTTTACCAACTACCTTCGGTACAAAGCCCAATAGTTTTTCTACTTGTTCAGAGTCAACTGTCTCACGACCTTTAACGGAAGTCCAACTGATCTGAATACCACTGGCAGTAACGCCAGTAGTTCCCTCGAAGGATGACTTCAAGGAATCCTTTTCTTTCTCTAGCTCTTTGATCTTGTCATCTAATTGCAGATACTTCAATGCGTGAGTATCAATCTGTGCGTCCTCAATCACGACTTCACTGAGGACGATACGTTCTTTTATTAAACCTACACAACCCATCTCACCGGATGCGTCGTAGTACTGGCAGTAACTCTTACAAAAGTTTGCATCCTTTTCAGGTGCTGGTGCTTCTTGCAAAGCCTTTACATTGCTTAACCATTGCAGTGCTTCTAGTGCTGCTACTTCATCGTATGGTTCAGAGTGGACTTTGATATCTCGCTCATCACCATCACGTGCTATCGCTACTAGGTTAACTGTCTTAACATCGTGACCGTTCTTAGATAGCAGATAGCCATAGACTTGCACCTGCCAACGCTGTTGCGCTGACGGGAAATAACTAAGGTTCTTTACCTTGCTTGTCTTCCAGTCAATGACTGCGCCAATACCTGGTACAAATAAATCTACGTGCGCTTTCATATCACCATACTCAACTGGCGTCTCGACTAGGTAATCTTTACCTTCTGGATCTAGTGTGGTAATTGCATCTTCGATTGCTGCGTGTATGGCAGTACCCATAATTGCTGCCAGCTTTGACTGGTTATCGTTAGTCTCTGGCTGTGCATTTAATCGGTACCAAACCTTACGCCGGCATCCACCAATCTCTGATGGACCTACCTGTGTCTGCTTACTACGGTCACGCCCTGCATCCTTAGAGTGCAGTACGTGCAGCAGTAATTCCTTCGGATCTGTAATCACACAAGTTCCTTTTCTATAGCCTTAATAACATCTTCGATAGGTACAGAGTTATTGCCTAGCGTTTGCCAGTCCTTACATAGCTCCATTACTGAACGCAGTGCTATGTATGGAGTGTCTAAAGTTCTACTGTTTCTGTAGTGATTGCTCTCTATATCTGATAGCAGTTCTTCGTATGTCATCGTTCATCTCTCTTTGTCAGGTAATAGTCAAGAGCATACGCCCCGACGAAACCAAATAGCAAACCGAATAAAAATCCAAGCATCTTTCTCATCCTCTCTGTTGAGTAACTATTTGTATCGGTGGACAGGTATTGATGTCAAGAACCGACGCGATCTTTACTGCTCTTTCTGCCACGACTCTTGCCATAAGCATCGTCTTGTACGAGTGTGGCTTCAAAGAATAAAGGTAACCGAGTGCATAAGGACCGCCACTTCCTGCGGTGAATAGACCGTGCTCGCTTGCGTTAAATGACAAGTCCGGGCCTATAGAGAACAACATAGAATCAAACGAGATTAGATAGCAGAAGCTCGCTTCCTTATCCATCTCATACCCATTGTCCTTGAACGCTTGCTGGATGCTTGGGATTATCTTCTTACCCATCCACTCGACAGGGCTAGTTCCCTTGTATATCGGTGGCTTCCAGTTATAGATCAGGATATCGCCTGGTCGTGAGTCACCAGTAACGCCGAGAATGTACTGACCCACACGCACGATCTTCGGAGTTTGCGTACTGATAACGCGCTGATCGTTATCGGTGATTTGCGAATCAGCGGCAAGAACTACGAAGTCAGGTCCTTGGATTCCTACCAGTGTTGTCATTATCAGAGACTACCATACGGCGTGTCGCAAGACACACATTTAGCGGATTGTGTGTGTACAATACGAGCGTAAGCGAGTAACGGTACGGCCCCCTTACGGGGCCGAGGCAACTGACCACAGGAAGGAGCCGAGCAATGCGGTTCCACCCCTTTGTAATGCCTACATTCCTGCGCCGTAAGGCGCCCCACGATACCCTTCCTGAGCCTTTCGGCACCGATTTAAGACCTTTAGGGCCTGTTCACGTATGTCCTTGTGGGTCGCAGGTATTCAACGTTATGGCGGCCTTTGATGACTACGAGATATCTTGGTACTTCTTAGATGCAACCTGTGTTAGCTGCGGAAATCTGGTAGTTGTTCCCTGTCCGGTGGACAAGTTTGATTCACAAACTAACTGATATAGATCCTGATACACGCAGAGCAATCTGCTCGATTTGTGGTCCGACCAAGATAAAAACTAGAGATAAAACTAAACCCACACTTGCTGGCAGGTTCAGGTGCAAGGCTGTTTACCTACGTAATGATAAAGATAAGCGATGGGAATACACTAGACATAAGAAGGATTTTTGTCAAGGATGTTTATTCAAACCAGAACATAGCAGTCAGCTAGATGTAGACCATATAGACGGTAACCGACATAACAATAACCCTGATAACTTGCAGACCCTGTGTGCTAACTGCCACCGGTTAAAGACTCACATCAATCGAGACTATGACTCTGGCATATTTCAGGCACAAAAAAAGAAGCCCCCCACCCAGGATTTCTCCTGAGCAGGGGGCAGTTGCCTCGCGCTTATGGGCTAATTACTTAGCGCCACGTCCAAACTCTTTTGCCTTTGGGTCTAGCGACTTCCAGATTGGGGCGATAAAAGCTGTGACAAAAGCGTAGGCCAATGTCTTTGGGTCGGTGATTCCGGCTGCGTATAGCGCTACCACTGCTGGTACTGCTGCACGAGCATAGGTTGTTGCAATAGCAACTAACTTAGTTGTGTTCATTGTTTCTCCTTATGACTTAAAGACTGGCTTACCAAAACCAACGATGTACACAGGTAGTGACTTCTTGATCTTGGAACCATTCTTTGCTGTATACGCACGGC